CTAAAAATGAAAATTTTTTCTCGCAAATGTGGTGTTATATCAAAAATTGTTTGTATCTTTGCACCGTGTTACATACACAATGAATGTTTAACAAAAAGTTATGGTATATGAACAATGAACACGTTTATTACTTGAATGGTAAACATGTAGTTCCAAAGGACTACAACGCACAACGTGAAATTACTTTGACGTTGGTACGCTACAAAGCCGAGTATGTGAAGGCGTTTTGCGAAACGGTGCATTTCGACCCGAACACGGGGCAAATAATTCACACGTTGAACGCAGTAACGAACATTGATTAACATTTAATTTATAAAAGTATGACAGAGAATAACAACGAAGTACGCAACCCGTTTGACGAGTACAGTTTTGAGGTACTGGCAGCACTTAACCACCTTATAACTACAAATGAGGTTTGCAAGAATGAAAAAGCGGTTATGAGAATAAACCGTTTCAAAAAGTGGCTTTTGGATTTCACATCCACCGAACAGAAAGACAATTCAATGAATGTTTAACAAATAAAAAGTTTACAACTATGGCAACATTTGCAAGTAAGTTTAACAAAGTCGGTTTCGGTATCGACACCAGCAACTTTGAGTATATCAAGTTGGCAGACATTTTCAACAGCAAGGACAACGGGGGCAACGAAGTAGTACACCCTATTAACGGCATTTTCGTACACTCCAGTAAGAACGGTTTGGGCGATAGCCCCGTTATCATTGACGCAGAGGCGAAGAAGTTAGTAAACCTACCTTCACACATGGCAGAAACATCCCGTGAAATACTGGCAGACAGTGAAGCCGTTGAAGCGATTAAGAACGGCAAAGTAGGTTATACTATCTACGAGTATGAGAGCCACGGAAAGAAGTGTTACAATGTTTCGTTTGTGGACTTGTAATTTACTGTATTGTCTTACTTATAAGGGGGTGGGTACACGCTTACCCCCTTTGTTATTAAACGATATTATAAGACATGAAAGTCGGTAAAATTGCATTTACAAGGGGCGTTTATCGCAGTACGAAAATACCCCTGAAAAAGTGGATATTAGACCAGTTGGAAAGCAGTCCGGCAGCACGAGGCGAGATTGCAAAGGTATTCCAACGGGCAAACAGGCGTATTCAGAACATAGAAAACGCAGGGTTAATAAGTCCGGCGGTTGCAGCGTTGCAAAAGGGCGATATTGTGAGTTACACGAAATTCTCAATGCGTGGCGACTGGAACACCCTAAAAATGGAGTACACAAAGGCTATTTCGTTTTTGCGACAGCCTACCAGTACGGCAACGGGTGTAAGACAGTACAACAGGCATTTAATGCAATCCTACGACCTTAAACCCGATGAGTTCGACCTTATGGCGAAGAACCTGCAAAAGAAGTTGCAAAGCATTGACGACACTAATTTTGTAGAACGCTATTTAATGCGTTACAAGGATTTTACGGGGGAACTGGAAACAGAAGCCCGAAGCCTTAGCGACCAGATAGAGAGTGAAGCCCAAAGCCTTGCAAACATACTGGACGACCAGTTAGAGCAGGCAGCGGACGACCACTGGAACGCGGTGGAACTTATGGAAAAGGACGTTAAAAAGATAATGGACGATTTCGACAAATTCAGTATGTAAGTATATGAAGAAAATACCGTTTAATGAAGCAGACACCCGAATATACAAACCGACTGACATAGCGACCGTTTTAGAGTTGTCCGTTAATGAAAAGAACTTGACGGGCAACAGCAAGGGGGAACACTTTTATAACGTGCCGTGTTCCTTTGACATTGAAACAACCAGTTTTTACCGTGATGATGACGGGACGGCATACGACTACGAACAGGCGCAAAGTCTTATGCAGAAACGTAAAATCAAACTGGAAAAGGCTGCAATAATGTACGTTTGGCAGTTCGGTATTAACGGGCGTGTGATAGTTGGCAGGACGTGGGACGAGTTTACGGAAATGTGCGATGTTATAGCCGACACCCTACAACTGGGGGAGAAAAGGCGGTTAATATGCTACGTGCATAACCTTTCGTATGAGTTCCAGTTTATCCGAAACTGGTTTGACTGGGAAAAGGTTTTCAGCATTGATTTGCGAAAGCCTATTTACGCTATTACCAGCCGTTTTATAGAGTTTAGGTGCAGTTACCTTTTATCGGGTTACTCACTGGCAAAACTGGGGGAACAGTTGGTAAAATACAAGTGTGAGAAGAAGACGGGCGACCTTGATTACTCACTTTTGCGACACCGGCAAACACCCCTTACAAAAGCAGAAATAGGGTACTGTATCAATGATATAAGAGTAGTGATGTGTTACATACAGGAACGTATTGAAGAAGTGAAGCACATTTGCAACCTACCTTTAACGAAGACGGGGTTTGTACGCAAGTATTGCCGTAAACACTGTTTGCGCATAAAGAACGAAGAGGGCAAGACCGTGCCAAACTGGGACTACGTTAATTTAATGCAGGAACTACAGATAACGGGTTTAGATGAGTTCAGAATGCTGCAACGTGCCTTTGCAGGCGGTTTCACACACGCAAACGCAATTTACACCGATGAGATAACCCCCGAAGTGGACAGTTACGACTTCACCAGCAGTTACCCTTATGTAATGGTAGCCGAACAATACCCGATGAGTAAGGGCGTTTGCATACAGGTAAAGAGTATGAAACAGTTTGAGTTTCTCATATCGAAATACTGTTGTGTCTTCGATATTGAGTTCAACAACATATTCACCAGTGAAACGCAGGATAACCCGATAAGTGCCAGCAAGTGTTTTATAAGACAAGACGTGGTGGAAAATAACGGACGTGTGGCAGCAGCCAGACAAATAGCCCTTACAATAACCGACATAGATTTCCACATAATAAAGAACTTTTACCACTGGGAAAGTATGCGTGTCGGTACGATGTACTGTTACAGACGTGGCTATTTGCCGACCGAGTTTGTGAAGGCTATATTACACCTGTACGAAAAGAAAACCACATTAAAGGGCGTGGACGGTATGGAAGTAGAGTATTTGAACAGCAAGGAAATGCTAAACAGCTGTTACGGTATGTGTGTAACAAACCCCCTGCGTGATGAGTTCGTATATGACGGGGACTGGGACACCGAACACATGACACCCGAACAGCAGAGCAACTTACTATATACCTACAATTCCAGCAAGAACCGTTTTTTGTTTTATCCGTGGGGTATCTTTGTAACGGCATACGCAAGGCGTAACCTGTTCACGGGAATATATGAAGCGAAAGACGATTACATATATAGCGACACTGACAGTATAAAGTTAATGCAGGGCGACCAGCACAAAGCGTATTTCGACACCTACAACAAACAGGCAGAGCAGAAGTTACGCAAGGCGTGCAAGTTCCACGGCATACCCTTTGAGATGTGCCATCCGAAAACAATAAAAGGCGTAAAGAAGCTGTTAGGCGTCTGGGACTATGAGGGGCGTTACACCCGTTTTAAGACACTGGGGGCAAAACGCTACATGGTAGAGCAGGAAAACGCATTGAAGACAGGGGGCAAGAGTTACCCCGTATCTTTGACGGTTTCGGGTGTAAACAAAAAATGTGCCATTCCGTACCTTATGGAGAAGTACGGGCAAAACGGCATATTTGACGCATTTACAAACTACCTTGATCTGCCCCCGGAAGCAACAGGCAAAAACATTCATACTTATATAGATTACGGCATAACTGGAAGCATATTTGACTATTTGGGCAACGAGTGCGACTATAACGAAAAATCGGGGGTACACCTTGAACCGACAGGGTACAGCCTTAGTTTGTCCGTCATCTATCTTAATTATTTACGTGGTATCAAATTCAAAGATTAAAGGATATGGCAAAGAAGAAACAGCAGCAGGAAAGCAACACCCCGAAATTTTACGATCTGGGGGAGATACTGGCAAAGAACGCAGACTATAATCTGATATTTGGCGAGCGTTCAAACGGTAAGACATACGCAGCGTTACGCTATGGACTGGAACAGTTTATTGACACGGGCAAGCAAATGGCGTATATCAGGCGTTGGCGTGAGGATTTGAGGGGCAAGCGTGCCGAAAGCCTATTTGCAAACCACACCGCAAACGGGCTTATTTCGACACTCACAGACGGCAAGTTCAATGAAGTGTTCTATGTATCCAACAAGTGGTTTCTGTCGTACTACAACGAAGAAACGGGCAAGCGTACCCCGTGCGACAAACCGTTTTGTTACGGCTTTTGTCTGTCCGAGCAGGAACACGAAAAAAGCAGCAGTTACCCGAATGTTACGACCGTGGTATTTGATGAGTTCTTGACAAGGCGGTATTATCTGCCCGATGAGTTTATGCTGTTTATGAATTTACTTTCGACAATCATACGACAAAGGGACGATGTAAAGGTTTTCATGTTGGGTAACACTGTAAACAAGTATTGCCCGTATTTTACCGAAATGGGGTTAAAGCAGGTTCCGGTAATGGAGCAGGGCACAATCGACATTTACCGTTTCGGGGAACACGGGGCAACGGTAGCCGTTGAGTATTGCAGTACGGTAGTGAAGCACAAAGCCAGTAACAAATACTTTTGTTTCGACAACCAGAATCTGCAGATGATTACGGGCGGTAAATGGGAACTGGCAGTATATCCGCATTTGCCCGTGAAGTATGCCCCGAAAGATGTTTTGTTCGTGTACTACATACAGTTCAACGACACTGTTTTACAGGGCAACATCATACAGGTGGGTAACGAGAATTTCACGTACATACACATGAAGACAACCCCGATCAAGGACACCGAAAACAGCCTTATCTACTCACTGGAAATGAACGGCAAACCGAACTACAAACGCAAACTGATAAGCAATGCCAGTTACATAGAACAGCAGGTAGCCCGATATTTTGCGACTGATAAGGTTTTCTATCAGGACAACGAAGTAGGCGAAATTGTCCGGAATTACCTTATAGCGAGTGCAAAAACAAACATTATATCACTAAAATAAGGTTAAAACGAAAATTTTTCTGCAAACGGTACACTTTTAACAAAATAAATTTGTATCTTTGCAGAAAATTTATATATGCACGTATGAAGCAAAAAGAAAACATATACCAGCGTTTCCAGTCCTACGTTAAAAACAAGGACACGGCGGTAATGGCTTTCATTGAAAACACGTTGGCGAAAACGCAGGCGATGTTTGTCTATGGGGGTTTGCCCGACACCGTGCCAGCCGAGGAACTGGAAAGACTTCTGCAGACAGAGGGCAACGCCTTTTTTGCAGAGGTAAACGGGGACTTGTACGCCTTACAGGGTGCAGCAGGTGGAGAACCCGACCCATACAACAGACCGACAATTTACACGGTAGCAAATCCGGCGTTAAGACTGAACAGGTCCTATAAAATCGGGGTGGACGGTATTTTTATAAAGAACGACACCAACGGCAACAGCCTTTTGCCGATTATAGGCAAATTTGCCGTGTTATACACGGACGGTATCATATCACTGAACACAGCCAGCATTTTAACCCGTATTACTATGCTGATAAGTGCCAGCGATGACAAGACAAAGCAAAGTGCCGATGAGTTCTTGAAAAAGATACTGGACGGTGATTTTTCCGTTATCGGGGAAAACGCCTTTTTCAAGGGCGTTAACATGCAGACAGCAGCCACCAGTAACACGCAGTACATTACGCAGCTTGTGGAACTTGTGCAGTATTACAAGGCGAATATGTTGAACGAGTTGGGACTGAATGCCAACTACAACATGAAGCGTGAACGACTGAACACGGGTGAGGTTGCCATGAATGTGGACGTACTTTTGCCGTATGTGGATAATATGCTGCATGAAAGACAAAAGGCACTGAAACAGGTAAACGAAATGTTCGGTACAGAGATAACCGTGCGTCTGGGCAGTTCCTGGTATCTGGAACACGAGAATTACGAAAGTCTGGTTACAGGCGTGGAAGTGGTAACGGAAGAAGAACGGGAAAACGACCCGACCAACGAAGACACCGACCAGCCAGCACCGACCGGGGAACAGACCGGACAGACCGAACAGCAGGAACGGACGGAAGACACCGAACAGACGGAAGAACCCGAACAGACGGAAGAACCCG